GTGTGTTAGAAGATTATGAACGCAATCGTCGACTTATCGATTTAACACATCAGCCTGATAACATCAAAGAGATAATTGTAAACACCATTACTACTGCTACTGCCGAACAAAAGAATGTGAGTCAAGTTGGTATAAGATTAATCAAGTTCTGTAATCTGTGGGATTTGAAAAAGATTGCTGATCAGGCACAGAGTTATGCAGAACCACTCAATGCGAGATACGTGAATGAAACTCAAACCTTGTCAGTATGAAGACACCTGTGAAATTAAAACAGACACCTGTTGGGAGAAAACAATGACAGACATTCATGCTAAACCTATCATAGCAAATAAATTTTGGATCGTAGAATCGAATGGAGAGAAGATTGCTACTCTAAGAAAAGATGATGACAATAGATTTTTCATGAGCAATGAAGAAGGTGTAAAGATTTATGACACCAAAGATAGTTTAACTAAACAATTTGGTAAAAAGTTTTTCACGGTAAAGATTGTTAAAGAAGCCGACACATCATTGCCTAATGAAGTGCATGGATATGCCACTAGTGCCGAGCCGCACAATGCCATGTTTGACATTCGTAAGAAACTTCCTCTATTCACAAAGAGCAGTGATTCCAAGAGCCTATACTGTGCAGGGTACTATTGTATAAAGTTTGAGAAGGGATGGGTCAAGAGCTTTTGTCCTAAAAAAATCACTCTTGAAAGATATGCTTACAAAGGACCATTCAAGACTGATCTAGAAATGAAACAGGTATTGGCTAATGTCACAAAATAACTTACCAGATACATTACCAACTATACAGAAGCTTATCCAACGCACTCAGGTGGCAGAACGTAGCCAGCAGAAAGAAATACGTATGAGTTTACAAGAAGCACGTGAACTAACTGCAGAGTTAGCACTGATGACTGCGAAGTTAGGTAAAACTGTTAGCGAAATACATCAAATGCTGGCAGTAATCAAAGAATCTACTACACAAATAGACGTTAAATTCGACGGCGGTCAGTTCTAAAAAAAAACATAAATATATACGTGGTTAATTAGGAACACGTATATGAGCAGACCCAAACCAAAAATTCTTTTAGAATATGCTAGTAAGGAAACCTACAAGATTGAGCAGATTCTTGACTCGGAAGCTATCTGGGCTGTGTTCTATAACGGCCAACCATTCAATCTCAAAAGCGGTAGTCTTGTAGCCAGCTATCCGGGACCAAAATATAAAAAAGTTTCATTTTCAAATCCCGGTCACGCACACAATCTTGCTAAAAAATTGAACAGACTGTTTAAGACCAAAGACTTCGCAGTTTTCAAACTCACCTCTGGCGAAGAGATTAAATGATATGAACAAAGATGCCTATACCAAGGCGTTCTTACAGGCAGCAGAACTACCCGTCAATGAAAAAAATATCAAAGACTATAAAGCCTTATGGTGGTGGAGTTTTAGAAATAAAAAACAAGGAGGATTGAGATTGACTGACCAGGCCTTGGAATTCATTGAAGAGTATGCTAAAATAAAAACTTACAAGATAGAGTTTCCCAAAGAATTTGCATTTACTCCGCAAGTGCTACTTTGGTTAGATAATTATATTGATTCACCATTTTTTGTCAATAAAAAACACATCATAGTAATGAAAGAAAAAGCTGCTTTTGAACTGTATCTGCTCAGTGGAGATGTTAGAAAGCTAGGGCACAACAGAGCCATGAGCAAAAGACTTAGCCAAGAATCCACCCCCAAATAATCCCACCGTATAAATATTTTCACTATGTTTGACCTTAATCCAATGGACGTACTACAACAGCGCAAGCTGAAGACTGTAGCTCCACATTTCACTGAATTGAATATCACAGATTCTGAGATATTTGAAGGCATTGAAGACTGGATCAAGATCAAGCTCAAAGGCAGATATTATATCTGTAAAAAGCCTGCTCTGGATAAGAGTGGAAATTTGAGATCTTCACATTTTGTAGGTTTCGAAGATCAAAAAGAATTAACCTATTTCATGCTTGCATGCCCACACCTAAGGAGAAACTAATGTCAGAAGAAGTTAACAAACAAGTCGTAGAGACACCAGCCGAAGCAGCGCCTGCGGCAACAGATACACCAGCAGCACAAGGTCCTGATTTAAATATCAGCGATCTGCTAGCTGTGAAAAATATCATCGAAGTTGCAACAAGCAGAGGAGCGTTCAAAGCAGCAGAATTGGAAGCAGTTGGTAAAAGTTTCAACAAACTAAATTCCTTCCTTGAAGCTGTATCTAAAAAGGAAGCCTAAATGAGAAGCTTAAAACACATAGGTAGAATTCAAAACACAGGTGCCAAGGTATTGGTAGTGTTTAGAACTCTGCCAGGAGAGTCAAATATGGCTCTAGTATTACCTGTGGCTCAACTGCCAGATCAATATCATGATTCGATCATGACATTGGTAGAAACTGATCAGGCTCAGGAAGCATTTGAGTTTGGCGAGATGATGCACATACGTCCATTTCCGGATGGCAGGCCCATGCTGAGAGCCATGCAGGCCGATAATAGATTGATCAAAGTGCCTACAGATTCAGTGATGATGACTCCAACTACCAATGATACTGTACTGTTGGCTAACCTAAACACGTTGATAGCAGAACAGAAGAATTGTACTGTGGATGATTTATGCACATTTGTAGCGGGTGCGCCTACAGAAGTTAAAGAGGCAACACCCGCAGTTGACTCCGATATCCCTGCGCCAGTAAGAGCACAGGCCACGTCAGATACTGCACTAACTGACAAGGATCTAGCAAAATCATATCGCAGTCAAGCTGATGCCATGTACAAAGAAGCAGCAAGATTGCGTAAAGAAGCAGAAGATCTCGATCCCACAGTTAAGAAAGTCAAAAAGGTAGAAGAAACTGCTGATGCCTAATCCTTTGTTCAAACCTCCACGCCATCTTGTGAAAGAATGGCCGGAGGTTTTTGAAGATCTTTATATGAACACCATGCCTGTGGCGTATCTAGATTCGGTACGATTAGATTTTACAGATGGTAGAGTATGGGAGATCAACGTCAAACACGAACTAGATACACAAACTGCTGAAGGAATTGCAGATGTGTTGATTAGTACACTTCAAGAATACAAAGATGAAATCAAAAAAATAGATTTTAAAGTTGATGTAGAAAGACTTAAGAAAGACATAACGGATTCATCTAAAAATATTTTCTAGTATTTCCATAATGAATAACTTTGTGTTCGTCTGAAACAAAAGTTCTCCAAGGGTCCACAACAACGGACCCTTTCTCTATTGTGCAATACAAATTCTGAGTTTCTTCAAACCCACGATATTCGTAGGTAACTTTTTTATTGTGAGCTAACAGTATCACCCCTTTAATAGATACCGTTACATCATCACCAGTTAACGGATCTATGTACATCGGAGTAATCCCAAAATTGTGTTCTAGATAATGCCCAACTAACAGGCTGTAACTACCGTCACAATATTCCACTCCGGGCTTGTATGCTTTGCCGTGGATGTACACTGGCAGGTTACCTGCCTTTTCTGATTCTATTGCAAGAAACTTAGCTAGATTTTTAGCCTGTATTTCTCTAGCATTCATCACTGCATCGAATAGATCATATCCTAAGTCTAGTTCTTGCGCCATGTAACGCAAGGCAATGTTATCTCTAGGATGACAACCACCGCCGTCACCCATTCCGGCGGTCATATATTGCGGTCCCATGATGCGCATGGTCGAGTTTGACAGTGCTGCTGTTACTACATCTACATTTATATTACCTTGCTTCATGGCAACGTCCTGTATCATGTTAACTAGTCCAATCTTTGTACTGATGAAAGTATTATAGAAAACTTTGATACACTCACATTCGTCCCAGGTACCTATAACATAGCGTGGATTATTTTCCATAATAGAATTGTAAAACTCTACTAATTGTTTTGCATCACCGGTTTCGGTGCCGTCCTCGGTGCCGATCATAACCATTTCAGGATTAACCATATCCCATGCTACACTGCCCATTGCTATAAGATACGGATTGTAAATAAATCTAGCATTTGAAATCAGTTGTATAAATTCTCGACGAGTAGTACCTGGTAATACTGTGGATATAAGAACTAACAATTGATTCTTGGTCATGTACTTGTTGGCTTCGATCAGACATTCTTTTACTATATTATAGTTAAAATCTTTAGGGGAAAGATGTGCAGTAGGTGTTCTTCCATCGTATTCTAGATCATGTGGTGTTGGCACTGCGATGAAAACAATATCTTTATCTTGTACAACTTCTTTTACTGTCTTACAAATGTTAACCATAGTAGGATCCACAAGCCTAACATCATAGCCGCTAACAGCGTGTCCTTTTTTAAGGATTGCCTCTGCACAAGGTAGTCCTAGTTTACCCAAACCAATAAATCCGATCTGCATTGAATGCTCCTAATAAATACTCAGATTATTTATTGCTCATATATTAATGCCTAAAATTTTAAATTCTCTCAAAGACAAT